GAGCACATACATGATGGCCAGAATCATGATGGGGCTGTTTCATTGGCAAGAATCCTTGCAGGTTTCCACAGCTCACAGATTGGTCACATCGCTTGAGCAATTTCGAGCCATTGTGCAGATCATCGAGGCAAATCAAGATTTGGCCAATCGTGTGAAGCGTATCCGCTGGCAACATGGTGCCGAGGAAATCGAAACGCTTGATGGCTGTCGTTTTATCATCAAAGCTGGAGGATCGGCAGCTCGTGGATTGTCAAAGCCGGAAACTGTACACATGGATGAAATTCGGGAATTGCACGATATGGAAACTTTTGCCTCAATGAGATATACCTTGATGGCCGCAAAAAATCCACAGGTCAATTGCTTTTCAACGGCCGGTGATTCCCACTCAATCGTTTTGAACCAATTGCGCGAGCGCGGATTGGCCGCAGCTAGTGGCGCAGCTGATGATGTTGGATATTTCGAGTGGTCTGCACCGACTGATGAAATTTCATTGGAAAATGCAGCTTTCGCAAATCCCGGCCTCAACATAACAATTCACCCGGACAATATCCGCGCCGTTTTCAATGATCCTCCCGATGTCGTACAAACCGAGGTATTGAACAGATGGGTCACGACAATTTCAAGTGTCGTGGGCTCAAAAGAGTGGCAAGCCTGTGGCGATGATTCGATTGATCTTGATCCAGACAAGCTCACATGGATGGCAATTGATATTTCACCCGATCGCAGAAATGCGGCCCTTGTGGCCGCTCAAAAGCTTGGTGATGAAAGCTTTGTCATAAAGCTGTTGCATACATGGGAAAACATTATTCAGCTTGATGATCGGGCCATTGCCAATGATGCTGCCAGCTATTGCAGGAAATACCCAATTGAATATTTGCTTTACAGCCGCCGGACAACTGGAGCTATCGCGGCGCGTATGTTGCCGGCAGGAATCCCGATTCACGACATGGACAAGGATTATCCTCAAGCTTGTGATGAATTATTGGGTGCAATTAACTCAGGCCGCCTAAAGCATCGAAATCAAGCCGCACTCACCGAGCAAATGCTTTCAGCTGTGCAATTGCGCAGAGGCGATGGCGGATGGGTAATTGGAAGGCGTGCCTCACAAACCAGCGTGGCCGCTGCCGTGGCCGCTGCACTTTGTACGCACTTCGCGACACGCCCAGAAACGGAAATAGACATTTTGGTGGGTTGATGCTTGACATTTTGAGAAAATGGGTGCATGGGATTATTTGATCGAAAGCGCATGATTGAAACAGTCGCGCCCACGCGCGGTGCTGACATAGCTGCACAGATCGGCCCAGCTCCAACACTTGATGCATTTTTTCCGTTTGGTGGAGCTGATTACATTGCAAGCCGTGAAGAAGCAATGAGTGTGCCGGCGATTGCTCGCGCACGAAATATGATTTGCAATTCAATTGCAACGATTCCTTTGGTAACACGCGACAAAGTAACAGGCCAAATTGTTGAACAACCCGTTGTGATTAATGAACCAGACAAACGGGTACCAGGAGCAGCATCATGGGTGTGGGCTTGTGAAGATTTACTTTTTACGGGCTTTAGTTATTTTCAAGTCATGTCAGTTTTTGCAGACACAGGCCGTGTTCGCGAGATGTGGCGTGTTGCTCCCAATCGCGTTGGCGTTTTTCTTAACGATAAAGGCACGCAGATTGAGTATTACACAGTAGATGGCATGCAAGTACCAAATGGATCCGTTGTTGGTGGCCTTGTTGTGTTTTATGGCAACGATGAAGGATTATTGAATCGCGCAGGTCGCACAATCCGTGCAGGTGCAGAGCTTGAAAGAGCGGCCGCAATGTATGCACGCGAACCGGTGCCATCAATGGTTTTGAAATCAAATGGCACAGCATTGCCAGCTGATCGCATTGCAAAACTTTTGGATGCATGGGGCGCAGCTCGTAGAAATCGCGGCACAGCTTTTCTCAATGCTGACATTACAATGGAGACTGTCGGATTTACACCGGAGCAAATTGGGCTCAATGCAGCTCGTGAAATCATTGCAACAGAATTAGCTCGCGCCGTGGGAATTCCGGCATACTTTATTGATGCGCCGACTGGATCATCCATGACCTATCAAAACGCCCAGACGGCGCGTCAAACTCTTTTGGATTTCTCGCTGCTTCCGTTGATGAACAGCATTTCCGGCAGGTTATCCATGCCAGATTTTACGCCACAAACACAGCGCGTGGAATTTGATTTGAAAGCCTATTTGCGCGGATCAGAAAAAGAGCGTGCAGAGATTTACAAGATTTTATTTGAGATCGGCGCGATCACCACCGATGAAATTAGACAAATGGAGGACATGATCTCATGAAGCTAACTACACCAATGCAAATCACGGCAGCTGATTCAGATGCACGCACCATCAGCGGTCGCATCGTTGCTTTCAATGAGCACGCAAATGCATCAACCGGCAAGGTTGTTTTTGCTCGTGGATCAATTCAGCCAAATGATGTTTTCTTAAACCTTGAACATGACAACACTCGCAGAATTGGGCGCAGCGTTGCAATGTCTGTAAATGACAAAGAAATGACAGCAACTTTCAAAATTGCTAACACAACAGCCGGCACCGATGCACTTACAGAGGCAATGGAAGGCTTACGCGATGGATTCTCAATTGAATTGGCCGTGGACAATTATGAAATGCAAAAAGATGGCACCATGAAGGTGCTAAATGGACAGCTCACAGCTGTCGCTTTGGTTACTGAACCGGCTGTGCGATCTGCACGCGTTTCTGAGGTAGCCGCATCAGAGGATTCTGAAACTGAAACAGTTACAGAGACAACAAACCCAAATGAAGGAGACAAAGTGGAAAACACTACCGAACAAGTCACCGCTCCTGCCGTTGAACCGGTAGCAGCTCCAGAAGTCGCCGCACCTGTACAGGCATCACGCCCGGCTTACTACACAGCACCACGCTCACCAATTGTGGACAAGGTTTCATACCTTGAGCACTACCTCAAGGCAAGCATTTTGCATGATGAGGATTCACGCCAATATGTAAAGGCAGCTGACAACACAACATCGACAGCACCGGGCATGGTTCCAACACCACAAAGCACACAGGTTGTCAATGCGCTTGCAAATGCTGATCGCGGTTGCATCGATGGAATTAGCAGAGAAACTCTTGTGAGCGAAGGCATGACCTTTGAAATTCCTCGTGTTACAGCTGTGCCAACAGTTTTGCCAATCAACGAAAACGGCACAGTCACCGAATCATCACTTTCAGCAACTTACCTCAGCGTAACTGTTCAGCCTTTCAAAGGCCGCGCAATCTCAACAGTAGAGTTGATCGACCGCAGCCGTCCGGAATACCTAACAGCTTTGCTCCAGAATCTCGAGTTCGCTTACGCAAAAGAGACAGATGAGTATGCTCTTGCAGCACTTAATACAGCCGGCGGCGTAACAGCTCAGGCAGCTAATACAGCAGCAGGATTTTTGGGATACACATCAAAGGCTTGTGCAGATGTTTATGGATCATCACTCGGATTTGCTCGCTCATTGATCGTTTCACCAACACAATGGGGAAACATCATGGGATACAACGACAATGGCGCACCTCTTTACAATGCAGCACAACCATCAAACGCAGCTGGAAATGTTCGTGGTGACAGCCTACGCGGTGTAGTTTCACCGGGCTTGAACCTTTATGTTTCACGCTCATTTGGTAACGCTGGCACAACAACAGCTGATGGCGATTTGTCAATGGTTGTTGTGAACCCAGATTCATACACATGGTACGAATCTCCACGCTTTACGCTACGCACAAACATCAACAGCGATGGAACAATTGACATCCTGTACTACGGCTATGGCGCACTAGCTGCCAAGGTGCCAAATGGTGCACGATTCAATAACCTTGCATAAATAAACAATCAATCATCGGTGATGGTCGCTCCCGAACATCGCTGATACGAAAGGAACCGAGATGCCAGCAATCGTTACAGCCTCACAGCTGAGAGCAATTCTTGGTGTCTCGGTTTCCTTGTATAGTGATGCTCAGCTCGATTCTTACATAGATTCGGCCGAGCAAACTATTTTGCCTTTACTTACGCAATACCAATCATCGGTGACTTTTGCCAATGTGGATGAATCCGTCATTTATTTCACCACAATGCGGCCAAATTATTTTGTGCCGGGTCAATCTGTTGTTGTTACCGGGGCCGGAACTTACAGCGCGACTTACACAGTCACCGATGATCGGATTGAGCCTTACACTTTCACAGCTGCAACAAATGCGGCCAATCGTGATTATCCATTGCCGTTTATTCCAGCGGCAACAGCGACATTGAGTGGATCATCGGCAGCCCAGCTGTACGCATCGACACCACCAATTGAAAATGCAATTTTGGTTGTGGCGGTTGAAATTTTCCAGAGCATTACTGCTCCCGGCAATCAAATGATGTCAGACAGTTTCCAGCCATCGCCATTTATTTTAGGCCGCAGCTTGAGCAATAGAGTAATTGGCTTACTCGGGCCGTT